ATGATTACAGCAAACAGATTCTGGTCACAGATATTTGGTGTTGCTTTTTCAAACAAAAGATTCTTACACTTCCTTATGTTGTTCGTACCTGTGATGGGTATGTGGACATCATCAATTGGTATTGTAGGTCTTGCACTTAACTTAAGAGCATACGATTTTGTATCTCAAGAGATAAGAGCAGCAGAAGATCCAGAGTTCGAGACTTTCTATACAAAGAACATTCTTTTAAATGAAGGTATGCGTGCTTGGATGTCATCTGTTGACCAACCACACGAGAACTTTGTGTTCCCAGAAGAAGTATTACCACGTGGTAACGCTTTATAAATAGAGACGAGACATCGTTCGTGCGGTCTCTACAAATCGGAACTTGCAAGAACCCTTCGGGGTTCTTTTTTTATGTCAAGATCCCCTAACAATAAATAATGTTACAGGAGGTTAAGACAAATGTTTGAGTTATTAGGACGAGGGCAAGCACCAGAATGGGACGAAGAGAAACACGATATAGATGAGGTCTTTGCCTTTCTGTGTTACCGTGGAGTAAACTATGCCAAGTGGGTATTTGTAGGAGATATCTTTGAACAAAATTGGAAGATGAGAAATCCAAGACAAGAAGGTTAAAAGTAGTTAAAGATACAGTTAAGGTGTACTAGATAAGAAGGTTTATCTAGAAAAACTATGAAAGCGGTATTTGACGTAATAACTAACCCTCTGACGATCTGTAACCTAATCATAGTAGGGTCTCTCGTTATGATCGAGACATTTCACATAGGATATCACAATAGGGGGTTGACACAGTGTGATGGGTCTGTTATTATACAAGAGTTGGACGCAACATAGGGAGTGACTGAATAAACTTACTGGCAAACGCTAGTTAAGGTGATGAGACACAGGTGGTGCTGCTGCGAAAGCAGAATCGATTTACCAATCGGGTCTCAGGCAAGAAGGTTTTTACTCTGTAGTAATGCCCCTTCTTTGTTGGTACACAGGATTCCAACCTCCCCCCTTTTTTCTATATAAAGAGACCGCCAAGGTCTCTTTTTTTATGCTATAATTACTCTATGTCAGATTTTATTCGTCGTCACATCGGTGCATCAGATGCACAAATAAAAAAGATGTTGACAGATTTGAGTTTAGAAACGTTAGATGATTTAGTTAATGAAGTTGTACCAGAAAGTATCCTTTCTACATCCTTAGATGAGTTACCTCTAGGATGTAATGAGGACGCAGCATTAAAACAACTGAAAGAAATCTTTAGTCATAATGTAATTAAGAAAAGTTTTATTGGTCAAGGATATTATGGTACGATTACACCACCAGTAATACAGAGAAATGTATTTGAGAATCCGATGTGGTATACATCTTACACACCATACCAAGCAGAGATATCTCAAGGAAGATTAGAAGCATTATTTAATTATCAAACATTAATAACAGAACTAACTGGATTACCTATTGCTAACGCATCTTTATTAGATGAAGGAACAGCAGCAGCAGAAGCAATGATTCTTGCTTACAATAGTACTAAGGATAGGAAAGTTATCTTAGTTGATAAAGATGTATTCCCACAGACAAGACAAGTATTACAGACTCGTGGAGCAGCATTAGGTATAGAGGTAAGAGATATAGATTACTATAAACCAATGCCTCTATCAGATTATGAAGAAGCATTTGCAGTGATATTACAGTTACCTAATAATGATGGTGCTATAAAAGATAGTGCTGCTGTTTCTCTATCTGCTGATGTTTATAAGTGTATGAAGATTGCTATCGTAGATCCTCTAGCACAGGTGTTGATGAAACCTGTAGGTGAAATGGGATTTGATATTGCAGTTGGTAGTATGCAGAGGTTCGGAGTCCCTATGGGATTTGGAGGACCTCACGCAGCATTCTTTGCTTGTAGTGATAAATTTAAAAGAAAAATACCTGGTAGAATTGTTGGACAATCTGTTGACGTAGAAGGTAACAAGTGTTATAGATTAGCATTGCAAACTAGAGAACAACATATCAGAAGAGACAAAGCAACAAGTAACATCTGTACAGCACAAGCATTGCTTGCTAATATGGCAGGATTCTATGCTGCATATCACGGAGCAGAAGGACTTACTGCTATAGCATATAGAATCGTAAGACTTAGAGAGACATTGTGTAGAGCATTATCTTGGTCGGGTGTGATAGTAGATCAAAGAGAAGCATTCGACACAGTTAAATTTAAACATAGAGCACCTGTCAAAGATTATAATGTTAGGTATGAAGATGATTGGTGTTTCATATCTCTAGATGAAGAAACAACTATCGAAGACTTAGATAATATTGTCAACAGTCAGAATGATTTCAAAGCACAGAGTCAAACTATACGTCAGGTATGGAAGACAACTGAAGACTATGAATGGATGGCAGTAAGACTGAGAAAGAAACCTTTCTTACAGCAAGAAGTGTTCAATACTTATCATAGTGAAACAGATATGATGAGATACATTCACGAGTTAGGTTCAAAAGATTTCTCATTAGTAAATGGTATGATCCCATTGGGTAGTTGTACTATGAAATTAAATGCAGCATCAGAACTTATGCCTGTCTCTTGGGATGCTATGAATTTACATCCTATGGTTCCTGAGAGTCAAGCAATGGGATATGAATTTATCGCAAAGGATTTAGAGAACTGGTTGTCAGACATCACAGGGTTCGATGCTGTATCTCTTGAACCTAATGCAGGATCACAGGGAGAATATGCAGGACTATTAGCGATCTTAGAGTATCATAGGTTCCAAGAAAATCCTCAAAGGAAAGTTTGTTTGATACCCTCTAGTGCACACGGAACTAATGGTGCATCAGCAGTGATGGCAGGAATGAAAGTCATTACTATTAAATGTGATGACGATGGTAACATTGATCTTAAAGACTTAGAGAAGCAAGCAATAATGAATTGCGATGAACTTGCTGCTGCTATGATTACTTACCCATCAACTCACGGTGTGTTTGAAGAATCTATAAAAGATATTTGTAAGATCGTTCACGATAATGGTGGTCAGGTATATCTTGATGGTGCAAATCTAAATGCACAGGTTGGTCTTGCTAAACCTTGTGAGTATGGTGCTGATGTATGTCATATGAATCTACATAAAACATTCTGTATCCCTCACGGTGGTGGAGGACCTGGGGTAGGACCTATTGGAGTTGCCAGACATCTAACACCCTTTATGCGTCAACGTGTCTCTGCTGTACCACAAGGTAGTGCTTCTATTTTACCTATCAGTTGGATGTATATTCGTATGATGGGACGTGAAGGTCTTAGAAAAGCAACCAAAGTTGCATTACTTACTTCTAATTGGTTGGCATACAAATTAGAACAGGACTATCAGGTCTTATATAAAGGAAAGAATGGTAGAGTTGCACACGAATGTATCATAGACTGTCGTAGTCTTCCAGTAACTGCTGAAGATATTGCAAAGAGACTGATGGACTATGGTTTCCACGCACCAACCTTATCGTGGCCAGTGTTAGGAACTATGATGGTAGAACCTACTGAATCAGAATCATTAAAAGAACTACAAAGATTTGTTGATGCTATGAGTTTAATTCATAGAGAGATCTATACCATCCCAGAAGTGTTAAAGAATGCACCTCATACTGCACAAGTTATAGGTAGGATAGATTGGGATAGACCTTATAGTAGAGAGACAGCAGTATTTCCTATGAACAATGGTGACAATAAGTTTTGGCCAAGAGTATCCAGAATCGATAACGTATATGGTGACAGGAATTTAGTCTGTGCTTGCTCGTGAGTTTAGATACATACTTATATGATCCAGTTGATTGTATGGAAGCGAAGGTCACTGACTTTACAGTCACACCTGTCACAATTCAACACGTCAGAGAGTTTGTAGAGAAGTGGCATTATTCTGGTAATATAAATGGACTCAGAATATCATACGTGTTTGGTTTGTACTACAAACACAAATTAATAGGTGCTATGTTGTACGGTTCTCTGGGTATGGCAAACACTTGGAAAAGGTATGGCGAATCTGAGTCTGATGTGATAGAATTGCGAAGACTCTGTTGCATAGATGATACTCCTAAGTGTACCGAAAGTTACTTCATTGGTAAGACACTCAGGTGGTTGAAGAAGAACACAGAACATAAGATAATAGTTTCTTATGCTGATGCACATTACAATCACACAGGAATTATCTATCGTGCAACTAACTTTAAGTATGAGGGTCTAACTGCAAAGGGTAGAGTGATTGACTACAACGGTAGAATGTATCACGACAAATGTATTCGTACAAAATACAAAGGTAAACTAAAACCATTTGCACAGAGAGTTAAAGACGCTCTTGAAACAGGAGAGGCAAAATATATAACAACACCTGGTAAACACATTTTCACATTCAAACTAAGATGATTTCATTTTTACTTTACACCTCAAGTTTTTTTAACTTTACTTTCTTTATCTTTGCAGTTGGTTTTGTGATTGCATTCGGTCTAGAACAGATCCTCAAGGTAAGACCTTTATCTTTCGACTCAACAATGAATGAGAGAAATATGTATATCGTGCAGAACAATAGGAAATATTGTTGGAGACAAGCTTGGGTAGCAAATCTAATGTGGTTCTTATGTAACGTAGTATTATATTTTTTAACAAGAAATATAGCAGAAACTCAAAGTATATACTTCAATGGTCTCTAAATAAAGCAGGAGACCTGTGTTCTAAATGGGCAATAATGCTTGGTTTGAACAGAATTGTGACCCAGATGACAACCCTAATGAGGTAGAACAGGTAGCATCTGGAGGTGGTGATGTCAATAGAGACCCCGCAGGGAATCCATCACCCAACACAATTAACGCTGTTCTAGAAAATTTAATCGGTCATTGTTATGGTGAGCAATCAATAGCAACACCGAACTTTGGTGCTGATTTAGATGCAGATGATGCTAATGAGTTTTTCTTAGACTGGGAAGGTATATTAGATGTATTGGATGGGTATGGTGCAGACATACCATCGATGGGTAAAGTTAAAGTTGTCTTTGATGATCAGGATGATCCTACTGGGGCTAGAGTTTGTTACAACGCTTATGGTGAAGAGATAGTATGCCCAGATAACAGGGATGTAGATATAGAAAATTGTATTAAGAATTTTTTAGACTGCCAGTTAAAACCATTTGCAGGAGGTGCTTGGAAACCTCCACAAGCAGACTGTGAGAATTTCTTTGCTACTGGTATGTTTGGTACGTCAAATAAGATATGTGTAAGGAACTGTGTTCCAGAAAGGATGGCAATATATCAACACACTATAGGTACATTAACAGCTACTGCTACATTCAGTGATAAGAATACAATTACAGTAAGTGGAACTGGTACGTGTCTTGTGACACTAGAACATTACTGGAAGGATCAACAATATGTTGCTGGTACTGCTGTAGATACAATATCTGTAGGTTCTTTTAGTTCTACTAGAACTGGTACAAGAGGTAAAAATACACAGACAATAGAACTTGCAGTTGGAACTCACAACATATCTTACTCAGGTCTACACCCTACAGGAGGATATAACATTGAGGTGAATAATCAGTACGGTAGCAATAAGACTATTGTATTCAGAGATGGTCACGATACAGATGTCAATGCAAGATTTTCAATATTATCTAGCGGTACACCAACCAATCATACGTACCAGGTTGAGAGTGCAACACCACCAGGTTACATAACTGGTGGCATACATTTCTATGGTTTACCTAATGGTGAAGCACGTGGTGCTGTTGCTGTTTATAAAGCATACTCTTCTATTAATACGGACACGATGTTGACAACTGACCCAGCTGGTGAGGCAGCAAATATGAATGCGATGGGTTTTGGACAGGCAGATATATTATTCTATGGATTCCTTGATGCTTCAGATATGATATCAACATTGGCTGAAGGAGAACAGTCTGCTCCTCTCTACAGATACTACAGTCAATCTTCTCAAGATCACATATACACCCTTACTCCTATTGGTGGCACACCTATACTTGCTAACATAGATCTAGGTTATTATGATTTACTTGATGAAGCAGAGACATATTTAAATATTGACTTTGAATTTAGAAGAGGTGGAGCAGGGTATGATAACACTCTTGGTTGGTATGTAACTGATGCTAATGATAATCCAGTACACGGTAGAGTTATAGTTGAGAACGCAACTGATGCTAGTGGTAAACTTACATATAAAATTCCTGCTGCTGAATTGAATCAATACATCCCTTGTAAGTTAGGATTTTTTATGATACCTGACGGAGATAACAGAGGAACTTCCAAGGGCGATGCAGTTACTTTTAGTACCCTTAATGATGGGTGGAGAATAAATCAGAGTACATCAGCAGAACAAAACTATACTTTCTTTTCAGAGAGAAGATTAAATTCTGGTGATAAAGCAATGACTAGATGGCCAGATAGATGTTGGCAATATTGGGAAGACTTATTGAATGGTGACAATGATTACGATGATATGAAGATGTCATATCGTGTACAGTATGGTGACTCTGAGTATTTGTATGAAGGTATTCAGTGCTTTGTTTATAAAGAGAATGCAACTCCAGAGTATCAGACTATTACTACAGTAAAAGATTGTGAGAACCAAGTCTTTGATAAGATGATAACGAATATGTCTATGACTCGTACCGAATGTGGTAGGATTGATGAAGAATATGGTTGTGCTGAATGTCTTGGTACTATATCTGCAAAAGAAAATAATGTACAGACACTAACTGCATTAAAATCAGCAACCTTAACACTAAGATCACACGGTGGTATGACAGGTGGATGGGGTGACTGCACAGAATTTACTTGGTCACTTGATAAGAATGGAACTCAATTAATACAAAAACGTACACCTATACAAGCTTGGGGTAGAATTGGTGAAGTAATCTATTCATTCAGTGTTGTAAGAGGAGATAGAATAACATTTAACTTAGAGACTATCAACTCAGGGCATTTTAATGGTAGAGTCCTACCTAATATGGCAATAAGAGATGAAGGTAGTGGAGAATATCAAGGCATCTGGGAAATTACATTAAACACACAGGCAGCTCCCTATAGAAACCAACATCCATCACAAAATGATGGTAACTTAGTAACACACGAACCAACAGAATTTTGTGGTCTACCTTATACTATTCAATTATTCAATTGGAAAACAGATGAGACTAAATCAAATTACACAACAGTTCTTTCTAATAAGGTTGTGCAATCTAATACATTACAAATACGTGGTGATGATGTAGCAAAACTAAATGTCATTGGTAAGAATGGTGATCTAATTACACGTAGACAGACTGGTGATACAGGATACATTACTACCACTGGTGATAATGGTATGGTTGTAAAATTAAAATGGACAGTTCACGATGCAACTGCTGGTGAAACTGATTGGGAATTAGAATCAGTCATTGACTATGGTAGAGGTGGGTTCTTTGTCAACGATGAGTTCAACCTATTCATAGGACAACAAGAGACAACCAAATCATTATATTATCCTCCTGTATACCTAGGTGTAAAAGTAACTGGTATCAATGATATTGAATGCCCATCTGGAGGAAGTACAGCAGGAGTCATTCAAGATATTGCTATGGAAGCAACATACTCAAGAGCAGAATCAACTCCAAGACAATTAGAAATTAAGATGGTGGACAACAGAGTCCTCCAGAGTAATGAGTTTGTCCTTAATATGAGTGACATCTTCACATCATTCTTTAGGTATGATTCAGGTGAAGCACAATCATTCCACGAATATTATTTACAGCAATCCATAGCGGGTAATGATGTGGCATTCTATACAGATTACTATCCAAAATCTGATAATGGTAGAGGACTTGGATTTAGATTGAAGATAAGAGTATCCAGACAAGACTATTATGTTGCAACAGATACATATAAGTTTGAAAATTATGGTTGGTTTGGTAATGTAAGTATCTCTCAGGTATTCTCATATGGAAAAGGATATGAAGCATCACAACAAATACAGGTACAATGGCCACCAAATCAATTACAATATACAAATGGTAACGAACCAGCATCACCGTTCTTCCCAAAACAAATTAACTTACCAAAGAAAGTTTTAGTTCGTGATGCTACAAGTGGTAGATTTAAGAGGAATGCACGCTATGCCATTTATCAATTGATGCACGACAAATCAAGTCAGTTGTGGTATAGTAATCAAAATAGCTTCGCACCACATCAAATGAAGTGGTTCGACCTTATCATACAGGAGACTGATTAATGACAGATTTTTGGGATCGTAAACTCTTAAAGACACAACAGGAACTGAAGGCAATTCAGTCTGGTTTGAAGAGAGCGAAGGGAGATCGTAAAGAAATGGCAAAGCAATTAAAGAAAACCAAGAGGTATTTCAGATCTTCTTTAGCAGAGGTTGCAAGATTGGACAATTCAATATATAATGTTAAGGAACAAACACACGATGCCGATGCAGGAAAACTTGGACAAGAAACAGAGAGGATTGACTCTACTGATAGAGAGTCTACACAAAGCTGATCCCAAGTTAAGATCTTGTGCTTACAATCAAGACTGCTTTAATGAATTAATGTTCTATAGAGATGAGATGATTGATCACGCTCATAAACTCTTAAGGGAACTGGATAGTTGAGCAATCATAGATACCAAAACGCAAGCAATAAGATGGTCATATTTAAGTGTATGGCGAGAGATTTTTGGATGGAAAAGGTTGTAATGCCATTTGAAACTATAGTATTTGATGCACCAACAGATGCTGACGTAGAAATCTATAGTTTAGATCAATCTCTCTGGAGACACTACAGAATTAATGAACTTGACAATATCTCGTAGTGTAGTATACTAAATAGCAATACAAAGGACTCGAAAGATCGTAACCCTGCGTAGATTTAAAGACACCCAAGTCGGGGTCGTCTCACATCCGCAGGATTTTTTCTTGCGAGACACAAAAACAAAAATGATCAAATCAACAATCGCTGCCGTAGCAGCATCTCCATTCCTCTTCGCTGGTGCAGCCTTTGCTGGTCCATACGTTAATTTGGAAGCAACAGGTTCATATCCTGACGGAGCATATACATCTGGTGGACTCGAAGCAGTCGTTGGATACGAAGGAACAACTGAAGGTGGAATTGGATTCTATGTATCTGGTGGTCCAACAGTGACTCACACAGAAACATCTGACGAGTTCGGTGATGTAGAATTCATTGGATACCTTGGTGGTTCTTATGATAAGTTCTATGGAGAACTATCTGGAGTAACTAACAACGATGACGTTGACTGGGGTGCTAAAGCAGGAGTTAAGTTCGTTTTCTAAGTAAAACTTGAACAATCTAAATATCTGGGTGGAGGAGAAATCTCCACCCTTTTTATTGGTTTAATACCTATGGCATCACCTAAAGCAACAACAATTTACACAAAAAATGGTTGTCCTTTTTGTACCAAAATAAAAGCAGTTTGGAATGAAAAAGGATGGGCATACAACGAGTACAAACTCGATGAGAACTTCACAAGAGACCAGTTCTGGGGAGAGTTTGGAAACAGAGCAACGTTTCCACAACTTGTAATTGATGGAGAAAAAACTGGAGGTTGTAATGAAACCATTCAATTATTCAGAACTAGGGGAATATTATAAACAACCTATATAATGTAACTAAAATAGGAGAGAAAGTATGCAGGACATACTGAACATTTTGTACACTTACTCACTATTCGGAGCGTTCCTCCTTGGTTGTGTGGTTGCCTTTACTTTCAAAGGATACCTAGATGAGTACATCGAAAACGCAGCATACGCTAAACAACTGGTTCATCCTGAGATGTTAGATGACGATGGTAGAATAGATCTTGAAACAGAACTATTGTACTTGCGAACTGATAACATTGATGTTACACTAGATGAGGATGAAGACTAAATTTCATTAATTATTATGGCAATGAAACTTTTAATCTCTGAGGTTCTTCAGAAAGCACACAATGCTAAGACGAAAGCAGAGAAGATTAAAATACTAAAAGAGAATAATAGTCAAGCACTAAGGTCATTATTCATATGGAATTATGATGACAGTGTTATTTCTATTGTTCCAGAAGGTGAGGTACCTTACACACCTAACGAAGCACCTATCGGTACTGAACACACACGTCTTGAATTAGAAGCACGTAAACTATTCTACTTTGTACAAGGTGGTGCTGATAATATCTCTAGAATGCAGAGAGAGAATATGTTTATTCAGATGCTAGAAGGTCTGTACAAAGACGAAGCAGAAGTTCTTTGTGCTGTTAAAGATAAAGCATTGAATAAAAAGTATCGTATTACTAAAGCAACAGTTCAAGAAGCATTCCCAGAAATTAACTGGGGTGCTAGATCATAAATGATAATTTTAAAAGAAGATTGCCCTAAAGAAGAGGGTAATGACAGAACGTTACCTTATTCTGCATACGTTGTAGAGTATAAGGACAAAGATGGAGGACTACACTACGACATTAGTTTGTCTGATAGTGCAGTAGAACTCTTTGATCATTACTATGATAAATTTAAAAAAGATTTTATAAGATTCTTTCAATCAGAAGGGAGGGCGAATCCAAAACTATGGAAAAATCCAGCAGACAAACCCAAAGAAGGGGAGCAGAGAAAGAGAAGACGAAGACAAGGGTGATAATGGATAATCCCATATATAATTTTAAGGACAAGAAACCTAAAGATGTAGTTACCGAAGAACAAGTAGGTAAGTTCATCGGGATTTATATATTAGGTCCTTTAGTCGTTATGTTATGTTGGAACTTTGTTATGCCTTACATTTTCGGACTGAAAGCGATCAACTATCTGCACGCAGCAGCACTCCTTATTATTTCTAGATTCATTACACTTAAATGAAAGTTTGTCTACAATCCGTCACTCCTGACGCTGAAAAAACTATTGGTTACATTGCTAGAGTATCTAATCCTAACAACCAAGACAACCCAAAGGTTGAAAAGTTATTAGAGTATTGTATCAAGCACGGTCACTGGTCTATCTTTGAGCAAGCACATATGACTCTACAGATAGATACTAATAGAGGTATCGCTGCACAGATACTAAGACATAGATCATTTACTTTCCAAGAATTTAGTCAGAGATATGCTGACACAAATTTGTTAGCAACTAATATTCCTGTACCAGAATTGAGGAGACAGGATTCAAAGAACAGACAGAATAGTATCGATGATATCCCCGAAGAACAAACAGAAGTTTTACAAAGACAAATTGAAAAGTATTTCGCTGAAGGAATTGATTTATATAATGAACTACTCCGTGAGGGGATTGCGAAGGAGTGTGCGAGATTTGTTCTTCCTCTAGCAACTCCAACTAAAATTTATATGACTGGTAGTGCAAGATCTTGGATACATTATATTAATTTACGTACTGCTAATGGTACACAGAAAGAACATATGGATATAGCAAAACTGTGTAGAGATCATTTTATATGTAATTTCCCATCCACATCTAAAGCATTGGGGTGGTGCCCAGAAGTAGAAGACTGTGATTGCAATGACGATTACTGGAATGACTTACAACCTTGTTTACGAATAGACTAACCTCTGCTATACTAACTCTACTATACTAAACCAATGCCATCATACGATTTTAAAAACAAAAAAACAGGAGAGATCATAGAACTTAGAATGTCTATGAACGACCTTGATAAATATAAGGAAGACAATCCTGATATGGAGAGGTATTTTGGTAATCAAGCACCAGCAACGATGTATGGTAAACCAAAACAAACTCAGGCATTCAAAGAAGTAATGTCTAAGATTCAAGCAGATCACCCAAGAGCAAATCTCTCTAACTATACATAATGCCACAACGTAAACGCAAGACCCCAGTTCCATCGGGGATGAGTGCGAAGCAGATGAAGAGACGGAAACCTATTAGTATCGATCATTTAAAAACGATTGAACCACTAACAACCAACCAAGAACTTGTGTTTAAATCATATGCTAAAGGACAGCATTTGGTTTTACACGGTGCTGCTGGTACAGGTAAAACTTTTATCAGTTTATACTTAGCATTGCAGCAAGTTCTTGATGAAGGTAATCCATATGACAAAGTTTATATGGTACGTTCTCTAGTGCCTACAAGAGAGATTGGTTTCTTACCAGGTGATCACGAAGACAAGTCAAACCTATATCAAATTCCATATAAGAATATGGTCAGGTATATGTTTGAAATGCCTACAGATAATGACTTTGAAATGTTATATGATAACTTGAAGACTCAAGAAACTATTTCATTTTGGTCTACAAGTTTTATAAGAGGTACAACCTTTGACAATGCTGTTATAATTGTAGATGAGTTCAGTAACTTGAATTTCCACGAATTAGATTCCATCATCACTAGAGTTGGAACTAATTGTAGAATTATTTTCTCAGGAGACGTTGCACAATCTGATCTGTTAAAACAGAATGAAAGAACAGGTATCTTAGATTTTATGCAAATCCTACAAGCACTACAGTCTTTTGACATTGTTGAGTTTGGTCTCGATGATATCGTTAGATCAGGTCTTGTAAAAGAGTATTTAATTTCCAAAATAAACTTAGGATTTGGTTAATGTTTAATATGGTGGGACCTCCTGTCCCTTTGACTGAAATGAAAGCAGTTACTAAGGAAAAACACCGTCTTTATGAGGTTGGTGAAGGTAAATGGTACCCATCTGTTACTACAGTTACAGGTCACAAGAAAGTTAAAGACATCCTCCGTTGGAGGAAGAGAGTAGGTGAAGCAGAAGCTAATAAGATATCAGGTAGAGCAACAGCACGTGGCAATAAATTTCATTCTATGGTAGAATGTTATTTGAAGAACGAAGAAGTAAAATACGATGAGAAATCTCCACTAGCATATTTTATGTTTAAAACCGCTAAAGAGACCTTAAATCGTATTAATAACATTCATCTTCTAGAGTCACCCCTCTACTCTGATCATCTTATGATGGCAGGACGAGTTGATTGTATAGCAGAGTTTGATAACACTCTATCAGTCATCGACTTTAAAACATCTACTAAAGTTAAGAAGGAAGCGTGGATTGAAAACTATTTTGTACAAGAAACCGCATATGCAGTAATGTATTACGAAAGATGTGGTGTTAAGGTAGATAAGATAGTTACTTTAATTGCAGTAGAAGATGGTTCTATGCAAGTCATTATTAAAGATGATCTTGATCATTATTATCAACTATTAAAAACATACGTATCCGATTACTTCAAAACAATTAAATGAAAGAATACAAAGACAAATTTATGACACAAGCAAAATTCTCAGGTATGGTTGAGGAGATTGTAAAAAATAGCGATGGACTTACGAACTATATCGATGCTGTCATTGTTGTCTGTGAAGACTTGGACATTGAGGTTGATACTGTTAATAAACTCATCTCAAAACCTCTGAAGGACAAAATTAAGTTTAATGCCCAAGAACTAAATTATGTTAAACGTACAAGTAGAGGAGTTCTCCCAATATGACCGACCCATTCTATAAATCTCCCATCATAGGGCAAGAGATAAAAGAAATGGAACAACTTTATATGGATCTCGCAAGATTATCCATAGATTATCCTAAGATGGATGATAACGGTAAATTAGATCATATTAATAGTACTATGACACTAATTGCCAAACAGAAAGTATTCTATGCTCGTCTCTGTTTATTATCTTCTGAAGATAAAGAAGCAGCAGAAATCAAGCATCATATAGATGAGATGTCTAAAATCTATGGCAATGGAAAGACTCTCCACGACTTACTTTCTTCAATGGAAGATAAGTTAAGAATGTTTAAAAAACAGCTTGACAAAGCCTAAATAATACGTTACCCTATATGGGTAGTACAGTTAAAATACTATTCAATACATACAAATGTCATTCGCAAATTTAAAGAAAAAGTCTGGTAAATTTTCCAATCTAACAAAAGAGATTGAGAAGATGAGCAGTGGAGGAAAGAAGGTTGATGAACGCTTCTGGAAACCACAGGTAGATAAGTCAGGTAACGGTTTTGCTGTTATTAGATTCCTACCAGAACCAGAAGGATGTGAACTCCCTTGGTCACAAGTATGGAGTCACGCTTTCCAAGGAACTGGAGGTTGGTATATTGAAAACTCTCTTACAACAATAGGTAAGAAAGATCCAGTGTCAGCACTCAACAGTTCTTTATGGAACACAGGTCTTGAGTCAGATAAAGACACTGCACGTAGACAGAAGAGGAAACTCTCCTACTACAGTAACATCTATGTTGTAAAGGATCCATTGAACCCTGATAATGAGGGTAAAGTATTTCTATACAAATATGGGAAGAGAATCTTTGACAAGATTATGGCAAAGATGCAACCCAATGAGAACGATTACGATCCAGAACCCGCTTTCAATCCTTTTGATTTATGGCAAGGTGCTGACTTCAAATTGAAGATCAAACAAGTTGCAGGATTCTGGAACTATGATGATTCAGCATTCACAACTCCTGCCACTCTTGGAAGTTTTGATGATGCAAAACTTGAAGAGATCTTCAATGCAGCACACGACATAAGTGCGTTTACTGCACCAGATCAGTTCAAATCATATGATGAGTTACAAGAACGTTTAAATTCTGTTCTTAAGTCTGCTCCTCGTATTGATGTTGATACTGTTGATGAAGAGATCGCTCCATCCACTATCTCTGCTGCTGCTCCAAGCACAGTTGAATGGACAGAGGATGTTGGTAGTGCCAGTTCAGAAAGTGTCCCTAAAGAGGACGAAGCACTGTCTTACTTTGCTAAACTAGCAAATGAAGACTAAAGGAAACACCTAATGATTAAACTATTTGCCCTCGCTGTTGTCGCATTAACTGCTGCTCCTGCGGGGGCACATAGCGTTAGGACTTCCGATGGTTTCGAGGTGGAACCGTCTCATTGTGTCCGAGACGGTTTCACTGGTAAACTTAATTGTTGGTATTCTCCAGTTCCGACACGACGCTATGAATCTGGATATTACTATCACAACAATCATCATTACCATAGAAAACCACTCTTCAGACCCAATGAACATAACGAACACGGTGTTCCTTGCTACTTTTACAAATCTGACAACTGGTGCTTCTAATGAAAATTATTCACGAAAGATTCCCATATCGTTTTACTGAAAACGGTTTACTTGAAACAAATGGGCAACCTGACTATCGTATTCAAAAATGGAACGAAATAACAGACAGGTATAGAGATATGTTTTATCTCGACAGTGCAATACAACTTGATATGGCACTAGAAGATAGAGAATATGTCAAATGGTTAGATCCCGATCCAGAGGTTGCATCATATAGAAAGACTAAAGGAGATTCAGTTTCGTACCAACCCGCTATCTAAATAGATCATAGTTCGGTTTACCGTATGATCTTACAAGACGGAAATGATTCACTTAAATTAGAGTGTGCTCTTAGAGAGTTAGGTTTTGTACAAATCAATTGCCGAGTCGTAGCACACGCAGGAATATTTTTCGTTCAACCAATAGGAATCCCAGATGAACTCGAAGGAGATCTTCTGGGATTTTCTGTGCATATACCGTATGTAAACGACAAACGCAGGGTTAGATTATTCAATACTGCTAAGAAAGCTTTGGACTTCTCACTAGGTCTTTAATACCCTCCACCGTAGCTACCACCAGATGAACCACTACTAGAACTAGATGAACTGCTGGAGGAAGATGATGAAGACGAACTACTACTTGACGAGGAAGAGGACTCTGTTGATTCGTTTGCTGCTGGTGCAGTGTACGAACTCTCGCTTCCTGTGGTAGAGGTTGTTGACGTTGAGGTTGTTGACGTTGTGCTTGCACTTGTACTTGCTCCTGATGTTCCTGTTGATATTAATGCTGTACTTGAACCACCACCTCTCGCAGATCCAGTTGATGCTGTTGACTGAGATGGTTTTCTATAAGTACTTATACCTATGAATTCTTCTGCAATAGTAGTTTCAGTCTTTTTATTACCATCATCATCAACTTCAGCGTGTGGTAGATAACTAGCAAGTTTCTTAAATTCATTAATAAAGTCAGTTACATACTCAGATCTTAACAAATAGATATTTCTTTTCTCTTCATTCTTTTTTTCTTCTCTTTCATAAAAAGTGACTGCTCTCCTACATTGTGACTTTGGTATCACAGTTCCATCTGTTTTAACATAGTTGAAGTTTTCATTTACAACTTCTCCTGCTGGAAATACAATATCCTGACCAACTTTAATTTCTAATGATTCATAATGAATGATTTGATCGGGATCTCCCCATCTTTCCTGTATATAATTGTATAGATCAACACGATTAAGTGGCCAGTCTTCATATACATTGATTATGTTGTTAACAAGCAATACAATCCAATCTAAACCAGAGTCACCATATACTCGTGATGCAACTTGATCAGGTCTTTCACCAGTTCCTATTTCATATTGAGTAAAACCTAATAAACCACCCTGTAGATCATCTTTTATTTTAATACGACGAAATATATTAACAGTTAACTCATATGGATGAACTCCATTCTGAATTGTTCTGTTACGTACGTAAACTTTAGGTAAATATCTGAAATAACTCATTCAACCATTCCTCTTGTAATAAATGATGTTTCTTTGAAACTTAATTGTAAACCCATAGCAGCAGGTCCATAATCCTCAGTATTTTCAACACCAAGACTTTTTAATGAATTGTATTGACCATCAGGTGTAACATCAACGTCCATTTGTGTTAAAACACATTTTGTAGGAAATTTAACTATCTCTGTTAATGCTCTTGGTGATAGTTCTTGTAGTTTTACAGTGTCACCTTCTAAATTATCTGCTCGTATTCTAACAAGTGACAATTTCATAATATCAGGTATTGATAACCATCTAGCACCACCAATAGTTCCAGATTGTGAATTAATTGCATTATCTAAGAATTGATTTCCATCACCATCAAGTGTTCTAAATGCGTCATTGTCACCATCAGCAGAAGGAAGCATTGCTTGCCTTAACATATTAATAATCTCTCTACACTCTTTTGCCTCTTGTATATTACGAGGTGCCATTTTAAAATTAAAGAGGTGTTCTCTATAGTTAACACCTTTAAAAGTTACTTCTGCATATGGGTTGAATATTTTCTTAGTAGCAATAGCAGTCAAATCACCACCAGTTACACCTCCATCTATTCCCAATGCACTGTTAACTGCACCAAGTGCTGATGCAGCAGTGTTCATAACAAATTCTGGTTTAGCTGTTCCTGCTGTTTGTTGTAGAATTTTAGCAGCATTCTCACCATCATTTAATCCTTGCATCGCTCCTGCACCTGTAGCACCAAGTGACACTTCATTATATTGTGCTTGATAATTCTCTTTTATTCCTGCTGGTAGATATAAATAAATAGTAGCCTTAATGGATTTGTTATCAAGTCCTTTAAATGGTTCCTTGAATCCACCCCCTCCCTGAGACCAGTTGTATGGATTTGCACCTGAAGTTCCTTGAGTATTGTATATCTGAATTTTCAGATAGTCCATTACTTTAGTTTCTACAGTATCTCCACCGTCAATGAACTTATCAGATGAAGGAACTTGACGAGGTACTTGTCTTGGATATACTAACGGTGCTGTCATTATGACCTATAAAACTTATTCTGGAAGATTCAAACCAAGATATCCTGGCAAGTACAAAGGGGATCCTACAAATATTATTTATAGAAGTTTGTGGGAGAGAAAGTTTATGGGGTGGTGTGACCTAAATGAAAACGTTATAGAGTGGGGCAGTGAAGAGATTATCATTCCTTATAGAAGTCCTATCGATGGTAGGTTTCATCGTTACTTTCCTGATTTTTATGTCAAGTCTCGCACCAAAAGTGGAGGACTCGCCAAAAGAATTATCGAAATTAAACCATTTGCACAGACTCAGGCACCAGCAACTCAAAAACGAAAAACTCAACGTTTTTTAAAAGAAGTTGCTACATATGGTATAAATCAAGCAAAATGGAAAGCAGCAACAGAGTATTGCAAGGATCGTAGAATGCAGTTTGTCATATTAACAGAGCACGAATTAAGAGTATGAGTGTTTTCACAGACATACAAACTAAATCACTAGGGAAATCACAATCATCAAATTGGTGGAGAACACAACTCTTTCAATCATTGTTTGATATGGGTTTAGGTTCTGATGGTGTAACGCCTGGTACAGCATTGACTTTTAAATATGATCCAGAGGATGATAATAAAGAACTTATGAAATTTTGGGATAAATATCCTATGGTTTACATATATGGTGAAGATGATGAATACTTCTGGGGTGCCAATGTTCATTATATGAGACCAGAACTTCGTAAATATGGATTTACTCCAGCAGCACCACCTAAAACTATACATAAATACTTAAGACGTAATGTGCGAAGTAGTATGTTAGTCGTCCCAGATTCGGAATGGGATGATATTGGTCAGATACCATCCGAACAATTTCACATCACAACATTTGGTCGAGACACACCAGTTCCAACAAGTGTTTTACTTAAAAAAGGAGAGCTAGTTTGAGAGTTCCTAATTCGTTTACCCAGTTTCAAGATGTAGTCAATACAGGTGCGTATGAACCGACCCTTGGCAATCTTTATGGTGCTTGGATAGGATTTCCTCTAGTTTTTGCAGCAATGCCAGGATGGACTCAAGCACAATCACAAGAAATATACAAAGCGGTTAACTATTTTGCAGATAATGTTACTATACCTTCTCGTGGAGTCACCACAGGAGATATCAAGAATTTTGGTGTTCAGCGTACATATGCAACTGGACAGATTCCTAACGAACTTACTATCTCATTCATAACAACTAAAAATCAATGGCATAGAAACTTTTTTGAGAAGTGGATGCAAGCAATGGCACCTGACTCAGAGAATAGAGTTGGTTTTTATGATGACTATGTTGCAGATGTGTTTATAGAAAAATGGGAAAGAGGATCTAATGTCGTAGCTCAGAAAGTCGTTAATGCTAAAAAGTATGAAACAAGAATGAATAGATCAATAGGTATTTTCCATTTCGTTGGAGCATATCCGACGAATTTAGGTCAATTAACGTTTAGCAATGAGCAAAACGGTTTAGTTAAGATGGATGTAGTCTTTAAATTTGAAAGATATAGGTTCTCTACTAAGATAAAAAAACCTAATGAATGGACAAATGATACTGTCTTAACTGAAGATGTTTTGGATAATTTTGAAGATATCAAATTATCATCTCACTTTGGTGTCTAAATAATGATATTGAGTTGTACTACCCTTAAATATGCCTTTACCAAAACTGAGCATTCCAGATTATGAATGCAATCTGCCAAGAGGTCAGAAAGTCACCTATCGACCATTTTTAGTTAGAGAAGAGAAATTGCTTTATATGGCAATGGAAACTCAAAATAACAAAGAGATGATCAAGGCAGTTAAAGAGATTATCAAGAATTGTACAAATGTCAAGAATCTAAATGAACTTGCTACATTTGATATTGAATATCTATTCTTAAAAATTCGTGGTAAATCTGTAGGTGAAGTTAGTGAATTTAAACTAACTTGCCCTGATGATGAAAAAACACAAGTTGAAGTAGAAGTCAACTTAGATGAAGTTAAAGTTGAAATCCCAAAAGATCATAATAATGTTATTAAATTAACTGATGAGATTACCTTGACAATGAAATATCCATCTCTGGATAGTTTCGTGAAAAACAATCTATCAGATAATCCTGGTCTTGAAGATGTGTTCAAACTAGCAGCAGATTGTACTGACACTATTGCTGATGGTGATGAACTTCACGAAGCAAAGTCTTATAAAAAGGCAGAGTTAGTAGAGTTCTTTGAAAGTATGAACTCACAACAATTTACAGCAGTTCAAAAGTTCTTTGAAACTATGCCTAAATTGACTCACGCTATTGAGGTCTTCAATCCAAAAACTGAAGTAACCAGTACCGTTACATTAGAGGGATTAGCAGCTTTTTTCGAGTAGCCCTATCTCACGATTCGATGATGAATATCTATGAGACTAACTTTGCTTTGATGCAACATCATAAGTACAGTCTCACAGAACTTGAGAATATGATTCCGTGGGAAAGAGATGTTTATGTGAATTTGTTAATACGTTATCTTCGTGAAGAAGAAAGACGACAGAAACAACAAGACTTTCAAAATACACCTCCTGGACAACAACTCTGATGGAAGGGGCAAGACCGCTAAACATAAGAAAATTTATACCAGCTAAAGTAGGAAGTGCTACTAATCCTGTGCAAGGGTTGTCTTTTGCCATTAACAGGATGGGTTTTGTTGTGTCTGATATAGGAGATATTTTTGCTGATTTACATAATCAGAGGTTAGCATTTTGGAAAGAACAGAATAATGCTGCGAATTTACAGGCAGATAAAGCTACTGAAAATAGTTTAGAAGCAGATACACAGGATGCAGTAGAAAAAGAATCACAGAGAAGTGGAGTTGCTAAAAATGCAACTAAGTGGTTGAGTAAACTATTAGGACCTTTTAAATGGATTGCTATGAAGGTGGGAACTTGGTTCCTACTAGATTTACTATCAAATCCTAAATTTAAAGGTATTCTTGACTTTAGTTTACCTATCATAGGTAAATGGTTGGGTAGTGTTTATAAGATATTAAATACAGGTGTTAACTGGATATTAGAAGCATTTGGTGAAAAGAGTTTAGCAATGGGTGCACTTAAGATCATTGGAGGTCTTGGGGCATTTTTTGTTGCATCTAGAGTATTGCAACCTTGGAAATTAATAGGTGATTATCAGAGTTTAACTAAGTTCTATAAAAACAGTGTAGGTAAAACTAAGTGGGCTAAAAAATTAAAGAGAGCTCAAAATATTAAAAAACTTAGAGCTCAGAAAGCTGCACGAGTCCAGAGATTCGGCAAGATGAGAAACCAGATAAGAGCAAGAAATACACGTATGTTAAGACTTAAACGTCTTTCTAAAGTGAAAGCGGGTAGGTTTATGCAAGGTAAAGCAACTGCTGGATTGAGTAAAGGATTACCATTTCTAGCGGGTGCCACTGCTACAATTACAAGATTGCAATCAGGAGACTCAGCTCAGAAAGCGATTGGTGGTGGTGTTGGTGCTGCTGTAGGTGGTGCAGCGTTGACTGCATTATTAACACCAATACTAGGTCCTTTCGGTCCTATTGTTGGTAATTTGTTAGGTGGATTTATAGGAGATAAGATTGGTGCATTTGTTGGTGATGCCATAACACCTATAATCAAACCTATAAAGAAATTCATAGGTGAGATTATGATTCCTTTATACAAGGCATATCTTGGACCTTTAATTGATTCTGTTAGAGATATGTTAGATGCACTTGTTCCAGCATTGAAAACTGTATGGAATGTGTTAAAACCAGTAGCAGACGCAGCAGTTAAGAAAGTAAATGAGTTTTTAAATTCACCAGCTCTTAAGGCAACATTTGAGAAACTAATGTATATTATTAACCTAGGTCAGACTGTTATAGGAGGCACAGTTAATGTCTTCCAAAGAACATTTGGAGATAAAGAAACTAAAGCAACTGCACAGTTAACTAATGAAAACGATGATGTAAAACGTTTACGTAAACAAGTTTCTGATCTCAAGAAACAGAAAGATGATAAAGGTGGTAAAAAGAGAAGTATATGGACAGGAGTTGATGGTGTGGTAAGAACCAGTAATGGTGCACCAGGTATGAATATAATGAATGGTCACAGACATCCATTTGGTTCTACTATTGATGAGAAGATAGACCACTGGACAAATGTTCTCATTCCTTATGCTGAATCTAAAGCAAAAGATGCAGAAGCATTAGTTAACAGTCTTGAAGATGGTGGAGGACCTCTAGAGAAGAACATAACTGTTTCCAATTCAAGGATTTTCCCATTACCTACAGGAAGATGGGCAGCACAACCAGGTCAACGTTATGGTGCACCACGTAGTTATGGTGCACATACAGGTATTGACTTAACAGAGAAACCTCCATTTGGAGCAGATCCTGCTATTGATGTTGTTGCTCTAACTGGTGGTCAGGTATTGAAAGAAAAATATGATAACACTTTAAATTATATGGCAGGGTTAATGATAAGAAGTGCTGATGGATTTGATCACAGATATTTGCATATGTTACCATCAGTTGCAGTTGGTGATCATATCAAAGCAGGACAGAAGATAGGATCACTGGTTGATATGAGTAAAATTGGTAGAGATATCAATGATACCCATTTACATTTTGATGTTTATAAGATGGGTACCAATGAGCACCTAGATCCTACTAAGGTATATCCTGGTCTATTTGGCACACCTAATAAACCAATTGAGACATTACCACCCGATAAACTAAATAATACCAGTGCTGAAATGAAAAATAGATCCGAAGCACTCGCTGGTAACGAATTGACAAGTGGTATTCAAACAATAGTTGTTATGCAACCTGTGGTTAAGTCTAAGAAAGAAGTACACGTTAAGCGTGAAAATACACCAATTCTTTATAAGTCGTCTTCAGTAGGTCTTACATAAATGGCAGTCTCTAAGATTAGGTTTTATAAACACGTAAATCCACCAAAAGGTAGGATAAATGCGAAGAGCTTTACTGTAACTGTAAAAGCAGTAAACTCTTTAGGTATTACTCTTAATAGTATTGGTCTTGTTGTCAAATCTCTACGAGACGGTATGGTTGCAGAGATGGAAGATGCTAGAAAGGCAGCAGCATTAGCAAGAGATAAAGCAAGAGAGAATAGAATAGAAACAATATCAAGTAATGCACAAAAGATAGTTGGTAATATTGCTAAAGCTAGTATTGGTTTCCTTGGTCATCTATGGAAACTATTCAAGAATCTTGTTCTGTTCAGTGCTTTACAATGGTTGAGTGATCCTAAGAATCTGCAAAATCTCCAAAGAACGTTTGATCGTGTTGGTAAATTTTTTAAGTGGATGTTCACAACATTTACGAGACTTGTTGATTGGATAGGAAAATCGTGGGATCAAACCTTTGGTGAGAATAGTAGTTGGTGGGATCGACTGAAAGGTGCTTCCAAGTTAATGACTGTTGCAGCAGCAGCATTGGTAGGATTAAGTTTCTTATCAAATCCAGTAGGAACTATTAAAGCATTCTCATCAATGTTATCCCTTGTAGGTAAGGGTATAATGAATATGGGTAAGTTCTTAGGTGGTAATATTGTAGGACAGTTGGGTCTTGGTGCCATTGCTGGTGTTGCATCGTATCAAGATATAATGAATGACGAAGATATAGATGAAGAAGATAGAACATCAGCAGCAATAGGTGGAGGAACAGGAGCCGCAGTTGGAGCAACTGGTGGTGCTATGTTGGGTGCTTCAGTACTAGGACCTCTTGGTGGTGTTATTGGTGGTGCGTTAGGTGGTTTTCTTGGTAAAAATGTAGGTAAGTTCCTAGGACCTATAGCAAAAGATTTCTTTAATACTTTAAAGGAAGTCTTTGGTAAGATACAAACATTTGCTAAAAAGATATTTGATCCAGTATTGAATGCGTTTAAGGATATGTTTGTGGCAATGGGACCTGTCATTGATAGCATTACAAAGTTTATAAAACCACACCTACCAGTATTGATGTCAATAACTGAGCAAATTGGTAAAGTTGTGATGGGACCTTTGATACTATTATTCAAAGGTATAACTGCATTACTTAAGTTAGTACCATCTACTGATGTTACACCAACAGGTGATGGTGAAAATGTAAAACAAATGTCAGCTGGTGGATGGATATCAGGTCCGATGAGTGGTTATCCTGTATCACTCAATGGAACACAGGTTGATTTTATAGGTCACGGTGTAGAGTATGTTGCAAAACGTTCATCTGGTGGATTTGTTATCCCGTTTGATACACCACATACCCGTATGAATCCTGGTTTGACTGCATCACGTATGAGTCAAGCATCATCTATGGGATTCAAAGTACCACAGTTTAGTGATGGTGGACAGATAGCACCAACTATGGCAAGGACAGTTCATCTTGGAAATCTTCCTGAGCTCTCTACAGGTGGTATGTTCAAAGCAATGCAGAGTATTGTTGGACGTGTATCTGATGTAGTAGAACCTGTTATTATGTCACATCCAGTTATTAATGCAGTAGCACCTATATTCCAAGCAGTCAGCCCAGATCCTAAAGAAATTGGAAAACTATTACAAGCAGCATATGGTAAAGTAAGAACAGCAGCATCTAAAGCACAAGGTGTAAATATGCAAGATTCAATAAAAGTAGTAGTTGCAGACGCTTTGGCATTACCTGATAAAGCAACAGTTATTGATGATAGTCCTCCGTCAATGCCAGTAATACAGGATGCTCCACGTAATCCTGCCACTGATTACTTGTTCAGCCGATTTGGTCGAAGTGCTGAAGGATCTACACCATACAGTAGTTTATAATGTCTGACGCACAACCCAAAGGATATAAATTAACCAAGTTTAACCTCATTATGGAAGATGATGGGGATAATACTACTATGACTGATGATATACAACCTAAGAAAGGAAGTGTAATAGATATTCGTAATATATGTTCTGGATGGAGATATTTTGAGGCAATAGATGTTCCTTCTCTTAGAATGGAATTTGCTATTTTTGATACACGAGATCTTATTAGTGGTCTTACTGGTAATGAACTTATTGAACTAGAAATAGAAAGTGATTCTGCACCTGGTAAACCACTTCTCATCAATCAAAGAATTTTCAAGATAGGTGCCGTTACTAAGTCTGAAAGAGCACAAGCATATGTTCTCTTTACTGTATCTCCAGAAATGTTGAACAATGAAACTAATAAGATATTTAAAGTATTCAGAGAGAATAGTGGAGCAGCACATATCAAAAAAATATTGAAAGAACATCTTATGTCAAGTGGTAAAAAATATTCATTTGAACCATCTAAAGGTAATTTTAATTTTATTTCACCTAGTTGGAGACCATTTGATGCTATAGCATATATCACAGACAAAATTGTAAGTGAAGAGACACAGACTGCTGGATATACTTTCTATGAAAATAAGCACGGTTTCTATCTTCATACAATAGATTGGCACTGCTCAGATAAGAATCCTACAAAAGCAAATCATCCAGTATATACATACGAACAAGCAAACGTTGGTACTAGCACTGATAACACATATAAGATTGAGAGTATAAACTTTCCAGATAGAGCAAATCATCTTGAAAAGATGAGAACAGGTGCCTATAGTAATACTGTAATTGGTATAAAATTACCAGCACTAACATCAGGAAATTTACCATCATCTTCTACTGAAGAAGAAAGTAAAAGTACAGGATCTATCAATCCTCCGTTACATATGGGTCTCAATTCTGTGTTTGGAATTGCTAAAGAAGCGGGTGCTATACTGAATGATCAATTCCCATATCCAAAGATAAAGCCTAAATACTTTGAGGACAGTAATCCTACACGCACTAAGATTCGTGCCTTACCAGGTATGAAAGATTCTAAGAATAATAAAGATTCTACAGGATCTGCTGGTAATATGGACTATGATACTGTTAGTGCTTCAGCATATAGTTACTCTCGTTGGCAACTATTAAACGCTATTACTCTTGACATTACCATACCAGGTAATGTAGGATTATATGTAGGAATGATTATTGAATGTTTAATTCCATCTTCTGCTAAAGAAGAGAATAGAACAATGCCAGATCCAATATACTCTGGTTTATATCTTATTACAGGTTTGGAACATTCATATACACGTGAAGGAATAACAACCTTCCTACGACTATCCAAAGACTCAGTTCAAACACCTAATTAATATGGAATCAATAGAACAGCACATCGAAAAAGACAAGAAGATCGTTGACGATCCTACCGTAAGTCCTGCTGCACGCAGACATTATAAAGAAGAACTTAAAGAACTTCAAGAATATGCTGGACATCACGAAGAAGAGATTAAAGCAGGAGATCATCACGATCCAAACGCACTAGAACTATGGTGTGATCAGCATCCAGAGGAACCAGAATGTTTAGTTTATGATGACTAAATAATAATAACTTAGACTTATATTATGAGTGCAGTACAATCCTTCATTGCTGGAGGACACATAGATGAGGACATCATTGATGGAGTTATGGAATTCTACAATGACTGTACTTACTTGGATAAAGTAAAAGGTGAGTATTCGGGCGGTGTAGATCCTATAATTAAAAACTCAACAGATATGGCGGTACCCTCGTTCATAAAGGATCCACGTATCGTTAAATATCTTGATGCTATTCAAGGTGCTATCACACTATACATTGAGCAGTACCCTTGGGCATCTATGGCAGAATTAGAAGTAATAGAACCATTTAATATTCAACATTACAAACCTAATGAAGCATTCTCTCAACCTCATACTGAGAGAGTAGGATCAAATAAAACTACGTCTTTCAGACATCTGGTTTGGATGACATATCTAAACACAGTCGAAGAGGGTGGAGAAACTCAATGGGTACACCAAGACTTAGCAATGAAACCTGAGAAGGGGTTGACTTTGTTATGGCCGTGTGACTGGACTCACGTTCATCACGGAGTCCCTGCTCCTAAAGAGGATAAATATATAGTAACAGGTTGGATTTCTTATAGTTAATTAATCGTGGCACGTATTGATGTAATCGGAAAAACTGATGTAATGGGTAGAGACGGATTCACCTGGTGGGTGGGTGAAGTCGAATCCATTAAAGACCCCCAGAAGGTTGGTAGGGTCAAAGTTCGTATTGTCGGTTGGTACACAGGTCACGGAGAAGTAGCATATAAAGATGAAATCCCAACAGATGCACTACCGTGGTCATCTGTTTTACTACCTACAGACCAAGCGGGTATCAAGAATACTGGTACTACGACTCAGTTACAGGTAGGTGCTACGGTTCTTGGTTTCTTCCTTGATGGTGAAGAAGCACAGTTACCTGTTGTTATGGGGTCGATACACGGTATGAGAAACCTCAGTGACTCAAAGAGTCCTGATGGAGATCCAAGCACTGAAGAACAAATATCTTCAACTGTAATCGCTGATAGTAAAGAAGCATTAAAAGATGAGGAGATGAATCCTCAGTCTAAGTCAGTATCAGGAGAGACAGTTCACAGTGGTAATCAGTTCACCGTTATTGGTGGTGATACACCTGGTGATGAACAGGGTGGTGAAGAAAAATCACGTGGTGTTATTTCGCTTTTAGAGCAAATGTCACCAGGTCATTATGCTACCAACCCATTGAAAATACCAGCAGAATCATTTGGTATTGCTGATGGTGTTGGAGGTCCTACAGGAGAAGGGTTTGATAAAGACCTTGATAGAATGCTTACCGAATTAGGTAATCTCAGTGGTTCACTAGCACAAGGTAAAGACGGTAATTTAGTCTCTCTCATTACAGGTAAAAAGGTTAAGAACGACATCATAGTAACGAGTTTAGCAAAGGTCAAACAGTTTGTTGCTAACGCTATCACTGGTGTAATGTCATCTTTGAAACAATTACTAGCACAACAAATCTCTGCATTGATAGGTGGTGTCACAAGTGCACTGTCTAGTATTGCTCCACTTGGTATCATTAGTAAATTGTTATCACTTGCAAGCAAGATAACATCACTGTTCTGTAACTTTGAAGCAAGTTATATTTTAGGTGCTATTAATAGTGCTATCAATAATATAGATTCATTTGCTGATTCAATCGCAAGTAATATAGTAGATAAAGTTGTTGGTGGTATTGCTGATAAAGTAAATGACACAGTAAATGGAATTATAGGAAAGATTCAAGGTGCTATTGGTAAAGTAGCAGGAGTAGCACAGAAGATAAGTGCTGCTATCGGAGTTGCTAAAAATATTGCAGGAGTAGCAAGAAAAGTTGTTGGTGCATTGAAATCACTCTTCGCATTTGATTTCTCTAAGATTAGTTGGGGTTCATTAATAAGCATCATCATTGGTATTATCACATCACTGTTTGGTAATAAAGATTGTGGACGAAGTTTATCACCACCGAAACAAAAGTTCTGGTTGCCCTTGTTTGGTACAAGTGAGTGTGCATCAGTTCCAGAATATTTACAACAAGAGATAGAAATAAACACAGGTACATATGGTACTGATGGTGGATATACTGGATCACAAACTAAAGGAGATTATTTCTCTAACTTGATGCAGGGTATTGATTCATATGCAACACAGGTAACAACATTCTTGAATGGTGCTGCTGTTATACAGGACAATACAAAAGGAAAAGAAAAAACTATTGTTACACACGCTGGTGGTCAGACTACTATCGCTACTGCATTGGGTGATCAGCATATTAATATGCCTGGTAATTCTACTGCAATCATTGGTGGTGACGAAGCAACAGCAGTTAAAGGTAATAAGGTTGTAACTATTGAGGGTGATTACACTCTTAAAGTTATGGGTAACTTCAACGTTGAAGTATTAGGAACCAGAACTGAACATATATCACAAGGTGTTGGAACTGATGAAAATGGTAAACCAAATCCACAACAACAAAAAGCATCAACCACATATGCTTCAGACTATGATTTAGCAGTAGAAGGTGATATGAAGGCACAAACAGCAAATATGACAATAAGTGCTGTAAACAATCTAGACCTTAATGCTACTGCAACAACAGTTAAGTCTGCATCATTAATGAATTCAATCTCTGGTGAGATTATTAACGAATGTCAGTGGAAAACAGAATTTATTGCTAATGCACATTTCAATCTAATTGCAACGTTGAATCCATTACCAGCAATTACTGGTAGAGTTTCTATTATAAAAGGACCTGATATCACTATTTGTGGGTCTGGTTTCGGTACATCACCAATGCCAGCAGCACATATTCGTATTGCAGAAACAGGTCCTGTTGGTGGTGGTATGTTAGATAGTGTATCTACAGCGACAGGTGGTGCTGGTGGTCACGTAACTTTAAATACTATTCCAGGAGGAGTTATTGCAGAACTCAATATGGGACCTGGTGGTTCTATTGTAAACCAAGTTCTTGTAGGACAGGCAAGATATAACGTTTTAACAGGAAAATTTGTTGCAGGATGTACAGGAGGACCTACTCAAATTGTAGGACTACCCATTTTCTTAAATTAGTGTTATACTTAGTATATGAAAAACAACTACCTCGTTAGACTTCGTAGACCTCGTGCTAGTTCACCATTAGAGTGGACAGTAGACAACGCTGCTGACAAAAACGAAGCAATTCAAATTGCTGAAAACTCAACAGGTTTTACAGCAATATCTTGTGTACCTTTAATGGGGAGATAGAATGAAAGAACCAGAAGGCGGTGAGATTTTAAATTGTCTTAACGCTGAATCCTTTATTTTTCTTATGGAAACTACATACAACATACACAATGAATGGTTAACCTATGTTTGGATCAACATCAGAACCCGCACGCTGTCCCTTCAGTCCGATGATGGGAATATTGAAAAGGTTAGGTTTAGTTGGGACGAAGACGGAGCAAAAGGATTTGCAGAGGTAGTATCAGTCATTAAAGAAATGATGCCCGAAGATATGAGGTGTTTCGTATTATGAATAGATTAACATCACAAGAAGCAATAGAGAACATTGCTTTCACATTAAAATTAGCAGCAAGGGGTACACCCTTTGTTGTAGAAACTCCTGATGGTAACGTCCTCATCACACCTGTAGCAAATCAACAAGCAACAGAAGTTGATGAAGCATTACGAGAAAGAGAGAAAGCAGCAATGTACCATCAAGGAACACCACCTGTACCTGGTGTTGGTGGTTTACCAAGTCAAACTGATGTAGCAAACCTTGCAACTGATCTTACGAGGGATGCTTTTAATGACATATGATAGACACAAAACATTTTTTAGAATGCTTGATTCATAAGTGGGATAACCTACATCAAGCACAATGTCAACCAAATCAATTTGCACACGTGCATTATGATTGGTTTGTAAACGATGATGGTGTTTTATCATCTAAACAGTGGTATCATTGGAACGGTGAGACATATAGAGAAAGAACTCATTGGTTATCACAGCAGGAAGATAAACTTCAACTTTTAATTATTGAAAGTGATATTACATTAGAGTTCAGAGAATCTGAAGCGGGTGTATATGTTGGTAAGACAGAAGGGCAGATAGATTACAATGGTGTAAAGGTTGAGTCGGTAATTTCATTAGATTCAACTACATTTACTTCTATGGATAAAGGAACCGATGCTAATGGTAAAGTTCAGTGGGGTGTAGTACCTTCTCCATTTATTTTTAAGCATACATAATTCAGATCAATGGATCAATTTTCCAATATGCTGGTACATCACTGGCATAATTTGAAGCAAGCACAATTAGCACCCGCTAGTTTTGCATATGTACATTACCTATGGTATTGGGAAGAAGGTGTTCTACATACAAAACAATGGTATGACTATCAAGGTCAGTCACAACCCTACAGAGCAAGAACACATAAACTAATAGAACAAGACACTTCTATCATCTTGGAGACATACAATGGTGATGAGAAGTCAGCAGACACTATCTGGACACGTACAGGTGACGGTTGGGTAGGTCAAACCGAAAAGGGATGGATAAGCAAAGAGGGTGTTGAAATAGATACGCAAGCAAAACTTACAAATGATGAGTTTATTACGTCAGATAAAGGACGTAAGAATGGACAATTGCTCTGGGGTTCTGAAAAAGGTCCTTTTAAGTTTACAAAATGTATAAGGTAACATCTGACTATCACTTACTTCATAACGTAGGGTGTGTACAAATGTGGTTCATTAATGGACTACCATTTACTTTTGATGAGATAGATGATCCAGACATAGAACTTATAGAAGCGTGTCAGGAAGTTAAACGTTATACGTTAGAAGAACTTTTTCATACAAGTCAATATCTTATTATGGAAGAATGCCATCCACTCGTCTTTGAAATGACTGATCTGTTGGAAGGTGTACACGAAGACGATATTCCATATTAAGTATGCTATGATATATAAAACGTATCATTTGTTGCACTATGAGAGAACAATTAATTAAAGCGTTACTAGCACACGCTAATGGTGATATGCAAAAACATATCGCTAATGTAGAGGTTTATTTAAATAATCCTGCTGGAATCGGAGAACATCCTAACGTTGTAGAAGCAATGGAAGGTGAGTTAGATATGATTGCAAAGTATCACGATCAGATCGAAGTCATCAAAAAATATTTTACCAAGAAAGAAGTGATATAAATAAAACTGTATTAAATAACGCTTGAGTACGTGGGAACAAAAAGAATTTCACAATTAGATACTCTAGCAGATGCTGTATTGACAGGAGAAGCAATTCTTCCAGTCGTCATATCAGACCCACTGATTCCTAACAGGAAAGCGAAAATCAATCAGATTTTCAAAGGAGTTGGAGCAGGATCCCAGTCACAACCAGGATTATGTTTCGATTTAGATAGGGACACAGGTTTATATCAAGACGCATATAATGAGTTAGGTATTGCTTTCGGTACATCTAGTATGTACTATAAGAAGCAAAATAATGCTGACGGATCTGCTACGATACGAATGATTGCAGGAGATACAACATCTTCTAATGTAAACATAGATATGAGACCACAGGGATCTGGAAAGTTCCTTGTTAATGGTCCTGCTGAATTTCAGGATGTCAGTTTCTTCTTAGCAGACGATCAGAACCCTGATAAAAAAGCAAAATTTGAGATATCTGGTGTATCTACTGGTGCTGGAATTCGATCCTTCGCACTGCCAAGTACAGGAAGTTTTACATCTACAACACTTGTAGGTAATGATACTTCACAGACGCTGAGTAATAAGACTATCATCATACAAGATGGTAACTTACAAATTGTCGGATCATCAAATGCTGGTAAAATAGCACTGTTTGAAACTGACTCGTGGGAAGCACCTGTTACGCATATCTATAGATTGCCTGATTATGGTACTTCAGCAGGACAGTCAACTCTGATTGATACGATAACAGAACAGAATATAACAAATAAAAACTTAATTAACCCTTCAATATCTAATATTGAATCGGGTGATCCAGAGAATCCTACACCAAAGGTCACTTTCCAATCTGGAGATGTTACTTCAAACCGTATTGTTACTTTCCCTGACCAGTCTCTGACTATAGCAGGAACAGAATCAACACAGGTATTTAAGAACAAAGAATATGCAGATCCTAGATTTGCAGATGGCACTGACGTTACCAAACGTATTCAGTTTGATATGTCTGAAATTAGTGCTACTACATTATTAAAATTTGCTTTCCCTGCAACCAACCTTAATGTTGAACTTAACGACACTAATAGAGTTGTAACAGAAAAAGCACAACAAGTCTTAGAGAATAAGTCTGCGGTTGGATTCCAGTTAATTGATGATACGAATGATCAGAACAAGATTAATTTCGCCCTAGATAATATAACAGGAACTAAAACAATTAAGTTCCCAAACTCAAACGCAACTCTCTTATCAACTGATAACGTTGGAACATTAGCGATTAGTTTCGGTGGTTCCATCGCTGCTCCTGACTTTGGTGGCAGACTCAGATTACAAAATCATTTCGCAGGACTCTGGTAAAACAAAATGACAGCAGGAAAACTAGCTGCTTTAGCCCCCGCAGCAACTACAGCATCAGTCCTTTATTCTACAGACGTTGACACTACAGCAACTACAGTGTTATCAGTCGCAGATAGAGGTAACAGTGCCACATCATATCGTATTGGTCATAAAGACTATACGCAAGAATTAACAATGGATGCCAACACGTACAAGTTTGCACGTGGTAATCCAGTATCATCATATAAACTAGCGATTGCACCTGGTGTAAGTAGAGGAACAGTCACACCTGGTTTAGAAATTGCTAGTGCAGACTTAGCAAAAACTGCAAAATTATTTGACGCAGTTATATCTACTGCAACTATCACAAACTACGTTAAGGTTTTAACAACTACATCAGTTCAAGCTAACGTTGCTGGTGCAGTTGGAACTTTCCAAGGTGGAGAGACTCTTACTGGTGGAACATCTTCTTTTACTGCAACATTTAGAGGTCTTGGTACTTCTGGTGTTACAATAGAAGCAGCAGACATCGGCACAGGTGTAACCAGTCTTAAGTTTTCTGATGGTGTCTCTGCTGCTAACGCATCATACTTTGTTTTATCAGAAGGAACTGCAAACCCTGAAGTCCTGCTCAGTGGTGCAGCAACTTTCTATTCTGGTGCGACAGGTGGAGCAAACGTTGCTGTGACAAGAGCACAATGGGGTACAAGTGCTGTTGCTCACAAACCAGGTCAGTTAGTAAGTTTATATACAGAAGCAACCACAACAACAACTGTTAACGAGGGTGCAGCTTTTGCTGCTGGTGACACAACTTTATCAGTCACAGATGGCACAACTATTGTATCTGGACAATTAATTCGTATTGGTAACGAAGTAATGCAAGCAACGAACGTTGCTGGTAATGACGTTACAGTTACAAGAGGACAGTGGGGAACTACAGATGCACAACACGCTGATGGTTCAACAGTCACACCATTGACACAAGGACAACAGGTTCTAGTTCATTGGTTTGATGGTGCTGAAACATTAACAGGTGGTACAACAAACGCAACAGTGGATACACAATTTACTGCTACTGCTGGTGCAACATACATTACAGGTTTTGTATGGGGTACAGTCTCTGGAAGAGAACTTGATCCTACTGGTTTCTCAATGGATGTTGATCGTACTTATCTCTTTGATCAGTCTGACTCAACTAACACTGGTTTACCATTAAGATTTTCTGATATACAGGAAGGTACAGGTGCAACACCTACTGCTGGTACTGAATATACAACAGGTGTTACTAAAACTGGTACTGCTGGAACGGATGGTACTATTCAAATAATTCCAACATCTACCACACCAAACCCTCTATATTATTATGTTGAAGGTACTGCATCTACAGCATCAGTTACTAACTACTCATCACAACTTAGTGTTGTTCAAGATCCATTATTCACAGAAATACTTCTCTATGATGTAAAAGGTACTTGGGTTACTGGAGATACATTCGTAATTGGTACTTCTACACTGACTGTTGGTGCAGTTACAGGTGGTAAGTATGGATATGTACAAAAATATGATAACACTAAACTTTATGTAACATTAGGTGCTGGTTCTGCTGCATTTGCAGGGTCGGACACATTTGTTGATACACCAACTGCACAAGGAGCAGATAGAACAACTGCAACAGTTTCTTCTGTTACAGGTGCAACCGATCTTCTTTCTGAGGATTATATTTACTATGATTATGCTATAGGTGCTAATGGTACTAATGAGCATAAAGGAGTTGTGATAGGTCCTAACTCACATTTAATTGTGTATGCTGGATCTGCTAACTTATCATTCCAAGTTAATGGTTTTGAAAATACAGTAAGTGATTATAACGTTGTAGGATACAATCAAACTGACGCATCTGCTGCTGGTGGACAAGGTGGTGCTCAAAACCCTAACCCTTAACACCATCTAAATAGACATAAGAGGATACTAGAGAATGGCATTAACCCGTCTAAAGAATATTATTACATCAAGGACTGGACGTATTATATACGTCAACCCTGATGACTTTGACGCATCTGATGCTTATGATAATCGAGGAAACTCGGCACTAAGACCATTTAAGACACTGCAACGAGCATTTCTTGAAGTGGCTAGGTTCTCTTATCGTGTTGGTCTTTCTAATGACGAATTTGACGCATTTAGTATATACCTTTATCCATCAGAATACGTTTTAGATAACAGACCAGGTAGTACATTATATGGTGACATCACACCATTTGATGAGAATACAAACTTTGATCTCACTTCACCTAACAATATCCTATACAAATTCAACTCTGTTAATGGTGGTATTATCTGCCCAAGGGGTGTTTCTGTTGTTGGATCTGACCTTAGAAGAACTAAGATCATACCAAAGTATGTACCATATCCAACACTACAAGCATCACTTGGTATCACATCTGCTAACGAACCTACTACGTCTGCAATCTTCAGATTGACTGGTGGTTGTTATTTCTGGCAGATGTCATTCTTTGATGGAGATAACAACGGTGTTTACTATCGTCCTGACGTTGTAGATACAGTTGCACCAAACTTCTCTCACCATAAAATAACTTGCTTTGAATATGCAAATGGTGCTGACTTAGATCTTTATTACCAGAAGATCTCTAAGGCATACGCTACCATCCCAGATTCTTCTGGAAGTATAGCACAAGACCAATTACAGGCAAGAGTTGAAGAAAACCGTATTGTAGGTCCAATTTCAGATGAATTTAGAGTATCCCAAATCATACGTAATGGACAAACAGCGACTGCGTTTACTGTGGACATCCAGGATAATCCTGTTAACCACGGTTTCTCTGTGGGTGTTGCTGTTAATATCTCTGGTGTAACAGGTCCAACAGAGGCAGATTCCAATTTATATAACGGATCATTCCTCGTTACCTCTGCACAGGGAAACCAGTTTACGTATCAGATGAGTTCAGAACCTAGTGGTAATGCCATAGGTTCTAACGTTTTAGTTAAAGTTGAGATCGACACTGTTGACTCAGCATCACCATATGTGTTCAACTGTTCACTCCGTTCTGTATGGGGAATCAACGGTATGCACGCAGATGGAGCACTTGCCACTGGTTTCAAATCAATGGTTGTGGCACAGTTTACTGGTATATCACTGCAAAAAGATGACCGTGCTTTCGTTTTATATAACCCATCAACAGGTAACTATGAAGCACAAGCAGCAGGGTCAGGTGCACATATCAATGGACTATGTAAATATAGAAAAGGTTGGAGACACAGACATATCTTTGCATCAAACGACGCATTCATTCAGGTCGTTTCTGTTTTCGCTGTTGGATTTGGTGATCACTTCTTTAGTAAGAGTGGTGGTGACTTATCAATTACAAACTCTAACTCAAACTTTGGTAACACTTCACTTAGAAGTACAGGATTTAAGTCTGCATCATTTACGAAAGATAAAGCAGGACAGATAACACATATAATTCCACCAAAAGATATTTCAGACGTAGCAGAAATATCAATCAACTGGGTTACTTTAGATATTAATAAGATACGTGCTGCTGCTGATCCTACAAAACTATTCTTGTATGGATACACCAATCAAAATGCGAAACCACCATCAAAGATTCAAGGATATACTGTTGGAGCAAGAAGAGACTCACCCACATTACCAGACAAAGTTAATGTATTATTGATTGCTTCTGGTGCTAATGCTCCTACAACTCACACAGCAAAGATAGATCCATCAGGACCTACAGTTACAGGTACATCACCTGGTGATGATGAATCACCTTTGAAGTATGACACAAACCAATCAAACTGGTATCTACAAGTTGATAGTGCGAACAATGACATATATACAACTTTGATTGCGAACAGTCAATATCAAAACTTAGGATTCACACCGACCACATTCATCCGAAGGGTGCCCGATGCAAGAGACCTTAAAGATAGAATTTATAGATTTAGATATGTACTAGATAAGGATGCTTTCCCTATACCTAGAGAACCTATTACTGGTTTTGTTGTACAACCTAGATCATCAGAAACAAACTCACCAGCATACGATAAAACATATTACATCTATGAAGTAGAAGTCTATCAACCATTTGAACGTGGTACAAAAGATGGTATCTATTATCTAACTATACTTAATGCTAGTGTAGCTCCATCTACATCTAACTTTGATGACTTTGCGTTCTCACAGTATGCAGTGGATGTTTATCCTACATTTGATAGAGATAATCCAGTTGCTGACCCTGCACCAGCAGTATCAGTCGCTGACAATGATGTTCTTGGTAAAGTTACAACAACTGACGGTGCATCACCTACACCTAATGAAGATACAAAACTATCAATTAGTAAAGAGACTGCACAGTTCTTCTTACTAGAACAAGAAAACAACCTAGGATATAATACTACATCTAATACTCTTAATAGTGTTGTTGTTACAGGAAGATTGGGTGATGAAGAAGAAAGAAAAATAGCACTGAAGTTAAATGTAGATAACTCAGTTGCTCCTATATTATGTGAACTACGAAGATACTCCATTCTTAGAGCATCTGGTCATACGTTTGAATATCTTGGATTTGGACCTGGAAACTACTCAACAGCGTTCCCATCTACACAGGTAGAAGTTCTAAGTTCTGAACAGGTCAGACTGTCACAGTCACTTAAAGAATCTGCGGGTGTTGCATACTACTCAGGTGTTAACTCTGATGGTGAACTATATGTTGGTAACCAGGTTATTAACCCGATTACTGGTCAGATCACCAACGAAGATATTGCACAGTTGAACGTTGTTGGTGAAGAAGGAACTACCATTCAAACATTCAGTGAAGTTGTTCTAAC